ATATTCAACTGTATCCGCTGGAACAGTAGGTGGATGTGGAAATACTCCAGCAGTATCTCCTCCTCAAGGTCGTAATGGTGGAAATGGTGTTGTTAGTGCTTGTGCTGGAACCTGTGGTTATAATGGTGGGGGTGGTGGTGGAGCAACCGCTGTTGGTGGAAATACAACTAAAGTTAAAGGTGGTGATGGAGGAGCAGGAGCAACAACAAACATTAACGGGTCACCAAATGCTTTTGGTGGTGGCGGTGGTGGTGGTGTTTATAAATGCACTGGTTGCACAGGTGCTAATGGAAGTGGTGCAGGCGGAACAGGTGGTGGTGGACCAGGTGGTCCTGCAGCAGGTTCTACTGCAACAGGAAATGGTCAAAACGGAACTGCTAATACTGGTGGTGGTGCTGGTGGTGGTTCAACAGGAAATAATGGAGGAACAGGACCAGCTACTGGTGGGACAGGTGGTTCAGGTGTAGTAATTATAAGGTACAAATTTCAATAGGTAACATATGAGTGAATTAAAAGTAAATAAAATTAGTCCAAAAACAGCATGCGGAACAACTACACTTGGAGATAGTGGAGATACGTTTACTATTCCTGCAGGTGTAACAATAACAAATAATGGAACACAAACAGGTTTTGGTAGAGAAGGTTCTGTTAATTGGCAAACAAGTAGTATTAAAACATCTACATTTACTGCAGCTAGTGGTGAGGGTTATTTTGTAAATTCTGGAAGTGCTTTAACAATGAACTTACCAGCAGGAAGTGCTGGAGCAATTGTTTCAGTTTCAGATTATGCAAGAAATTTTGCAACATATAATTTAACAGTAAGTCCTAATGGTTCAGAAAAAATTGGTGGAATTGCAGATGATGCTATACTAGACGTTAATGGCCAAGCAGCAACTTTTGTATATGTTGATTCAACAAAAGGTTGGATAAATGTACAAAATGTAGAAGATTCAGAAACAGGACAAAGTTTTATGACAGCAACAGGTGGAACAATTACAACTTCAGGAAATTGCAAAATTCATACATTCACAAGTCCTGGAACTTTTACAGTTTGTTCAGCTTCATTACAACCATTTAATAATGAAGTTTCATACCTTGTCGTAGCAGGTGGTGGCGGAGGTGGTTATGATGTTGGTGGTGGAGGTGGAGCAGGTGGATTTAGAGAAAGAAAAAGTCCAGTAACTCCATACACAGCTAGTCCTTTAGAGGGAGCATCAACAATAACTGTTTCAGCAGCTGGGTATCCTATAACTGTTGGTGCAGGTGGAGCTGGTTCAACGGGTGCTTATCCAACGAATGCAGCTGCAGGGAGTAATTCAGTATTTTCAACAATAACATCAGCTGGTGGTGGTTATGGTGGTTCATACCCTAATGGAGATGGTGGTAATGGAGGATCGGGTGGAGGTGGATCTGGTCATAATCAAGCAACTTCTGGTGGAACAGGAAACTCACCCCCTGTAAGTCCATCACAAGGAAATCCTGGTGGAGATACACCAGCCCCACTCGCTTCTACAGACACAACTGGTGGTGGCGGTGGTGGAGCAACAGCAACTGGCTCAACTGCACTTTATCCAGCACCAGGTCAATTTACTCCAAGAGCTGCAGGTGCAACAACTTCTATAACAGCATCTCCTGTAGAATATGCACAAGGTGGAAGAGGGGCAGCAGATAGTGCACCAAATCAGGCAGATGGAGGAGCTAATACAGGAACTGGAGGTGACGCAGCAGGTAATAGAGGAGGACCAACTGCAAATCATGGAGCAGCAGGTGGATCTGGAATAGTTGTAATAAGATATAGATATCAATAATAAATAAATAAATAGGAGAAAACAAACATGGCACATTTTGCAAAACTAGGAGCTAACGGTAAAGTTATTCAAGTATTAACACTTGATAACAAAGACATGCTTAATGCTGATGGTATTGAAGATGAAGCTGTTGGTCAACAGTATTTGGAAAGGCATAATAACTGGCCTGCACAAATGTGGATCCAGACTTCTTACAATACATCAGAAAATAAACATAATTCAGGTGATGACTCTAAAGCATTTAGAGGAAATTATGCTGGTATAGGCTATTCTTGGGACGAAGATAATAATATCTTTTGGCCTAAAAAACCGTATGCATCTTGGGTAAAAAACACAGAAGATGCTAGATGGCAATCACCAATCGGTGATGCACCAGCATTAACTGCAGAACAACAAGAACAAAATGAAGCTGATACTCATGGATGGGGTTATTCTTGGAATGAAGATAATCAATCTTGGGACTTGTCAGATTCAAAAGCATAATAAAATATACCTCTCAAAAACATTGACTTTTTATAATAGGAGTGTATAATAGATAGGTATATGAACAAAAATACATTGTCGGAAATAGCATTGTATCATGGTGACATTGCTATGCCAAAAAATTTTGAAATAGATCGAGATAAATTAAGCACGGATATTTTACAATCTGATATTACAGATTCACCTTTTCCATTTTCAAGAAACTGGGATATGCTTAATACTTATATAAGAGATCATTTTAATCTTAACTATGGACAAACTTTAGTAAATAAATCTACTTGGGGTAATATTTATAAACCAAATGAAATTAGTATTCCATTATTAAATATTGATCCAGTAGATCTTAGAAACTCACCAGACTTTACTTTTCTTTATGGAGTTAAAGTTAAGAATTGTAATGTTAGAATACATTATGAAGATAACAGACGTAAAGGTAGAAGTTGGGATATTAAATTAGAAAATAATAAATTTATTATGTTTCCCTCAACATGTATGTATTATATAACGAATACACAAGGGGATAGTTTGAATTTTATTCAAACAATAACGTATGAATATATCTAATTATTATTGGTATTTTAAATCTGCATTAACACCTAAATTTTGTGATGAAGTAATACAATACGCACTACAACAAAAAGAAGTTATGGCTAGAACAGGTGGTTATGGTGATAAAAAATTAAATAAACAAGAAGTATTAGATTTAAAAAGAAAAAGAAACTCTGATTTAGTTTGGCTAAATGATACTTGGATATATAAAGAATTACATCCCTATGTTCATGAAGCAAATAAAAAAGCTGGTTGGAATTTTCAATGGGAAAGATCTGAATCTTGTCAGTTTACAAAATATAAATTAAACCAATATTATGATTGGCATTGTGATAGTTGGGATAAACCCTACGATAGACCAGGTGCAATAGATCATGGTTGTATTAGAAAACTATCTATGACTTGTCAATTAACGGATGGATCAGAATATACAGGTGGTGAATTAGAATTTGATTTTAGAAATTATGATCCACACATGAGAGATGAATCAAAACACAGAATACAATGTAAAGAAATTTTATCCAAAGGATCAATAATAATATTTCCCTCGTTCGTTTGGCATAGAGTAAAACCCGTAACATCAGGTACACGATACTCATTAGTCGTATGGAATATAGGGAGGCCGTTTAGATAATGTACATAAATAATTATTTTAGCACAACTATTTGGAGTGAAGAAAAACCAGAGTTTGTTAAATCNTTAAATAAAGCTAGCAATAAATATATTAAAGATGCTAGAAATAGAGAGAAAAAATATATAAAAGAATTTGGTGACTTTGGAAGATCATATCATTCAACACCATTAACAGCTGATAATGATTTCTTAGATTTTAGAAATTATATTGGTCAAAAATCTTGGGAGTATCTAGATCATCAGGGTTATGATATGTCACAATATACAACCATGTTTAGTGAGCTATGGGTACAAGAGTTTGCTAAAAAAGGTGGTGGTCATCATTCAGCACACATACATTGGAATCAACATGTATCAGGTTTTTACTTTTTAAAATGTAGTGATAAGACTTCTTATCCTGTATTTCATGAACCAAAGACTGGTGCACGATGTACAAAATTAAAAATGAAACCAGATTTAAAAGGTGTATGGGGTGGTCATGAGCAATTTCATATGAGACCTAAACCAGGAACATTAATTATATTTCCAGGTTATTTAGAACATGAGTATGCTGTTGATCATGGTATAGAACCATTTAGATTTATNCATTGGAATATTACAGCTATTCCAAAAGAGATGGCTAAAGATGTCGTTTAAGAAAAATAAATATACAGTTATACGACAAGCCATATCAAAAGACTTAGCATCTTTTATTGCAAATTATTTTAGTATGCAAAAACAAGTATATGATACCTGTGTGCAGAGTAGGTATATCTCACCTTTTGAAACTTTATTAGGATATTATGAAGGTAAAGATGAGCAAATACCAAATACCTATTCACAGTATTCTAATATGGCTATGGAAACATTATTACTTAAATGCCAACCTAGTATGGAAAAAGCAACAGGATTAAAATTATATCCAGCATATACATATGCAAGAATATATAAAAAAGGTGATGAACTTAAAAGACATAAGGATAGATTTAGTTGTGAAATATCTACTACTATGAATCTTGCTGGTGATGATTGGCCTATATATTTAGAACCATCAGGAGAAACTGGTAAGAAAGGAGTTAAAGTAGATTTAAAAC